TGTAGGTATATCCTCTAACGTTGCCTCGAGTGGCATATCTTTCGCAGAGTTTGATAAACATACGAGCTAGATTGTTGGTCATTTGACCATGTTCTTTGTTAAAAACGCCATCAAGCAATCCGCCTTTCCAATGGCTTTTTCCTACACAGATTAAATTATCATTGTCATCAAACTTCCAATGCTGAAAAGGAGGAAAGTTCACTTTGTCGTGACTGTCAGCAGTATTCTTCAGAGTCTTTTTGCGCCCCGGCGCCAGCGGAATATGATCAAAAGTCATCACACGAAATACCAAATCCTGCTTTTGTACCTTGCGATAGTCTACTTCAAATTCTTTAATGGATATTTTTTTACCACCTGCAATCACGGCTGCTTCGTGAGCCTGTTTTGCCATTTTTACAGCTCTATTTCTTTTGGCTTCAGCCACAGTTCTCACATTGATTTTTGCAAGATTAGCAACAATAAGATCGTATTCGCCGTATTCGGGCAGAGTAAAACTACAGTAGGTATTTTTACTAAGATGTATTTCTCGGAGCAAATCCTTGTTGGTAAGGTATTTGATCTTGGGCGGCTGGGCAATAATGGTCATTAAATGTTATTCCTTTTAGTAATATAATAGCACATTTTACAAAGAATAAATAGACAAAACGGATATTAATTATGCCATTGTCTATAAACCCAATACAAAATCTAGCTTCAAACATCAGCAGCAATCTAGGTAATCTAGCCAATGCTGCAAATCAGTCTGCTGGTAATTTCAGTATGCCTAGTGTAAATTTTGACAAACAAAATCTAGATGCCACTGTCAATAGGTTAAGTGGTGGTTTTGGCAGCAGCTTGAATGGTATCACTGGCAAATTAAATTCATCTAGTGTTAGTAATTTATCCGGAACCGTGCAAAATCTTGCACAAAACGGTTTGACATCATTGTCGGGAGTCGCAGGTAGTTTTGCCACAGCCGGCAAAGGTGTTATTGACAATATTGCATCAGGAGGAAACATTGCCGGATTAGCCACCGGATTGTTGAACGGCGCAGGACAACCAACTGCTGCTGCGTTAGCAAGTATAGGACTTGATTTGATCAGTGCTGCCCGATCAAAAAATATTCCCAGCACAGCCACTCTAGCACTAGGCGAAGAAGCTTCGGTGGTGCAGGTATATCCCAGCAACGAAGGTGACTGGCGTATAAGAATTGACTCAATGTTTGGTGAAATTATTTTTCCAACAACGCCTTCTTTCAGTCTATCAAACAAAGCAAATTATAACAATCAAGAACTGGTTCATGCAAATTTTCCTCATGCTGTTTATAAAAACAGCACTTCGGAAGATATTTCAATCAGCGGAGAGTTTCCGGTTGAAACCGAAGAGGATGCTCGAGATTGGTTGCGTACCATTGCTCTAGGTCGTGGTCTTACCAAAATGTTTTATGGGAACAGTTCTCCACAAGGAAATCCTCCTCCTATTTGTACCTTGTCTGGGTATGGTGCAGTATTAAAATATATTCCTGTGGTGATAAAATCTTTTCAGGTTGATTTTAAAGATGATGTTCACTATATACTTGCAGCCGGAGCATCTATACCTAGATTAAGCACCATACAAATTACTTGCCAGCCTGTGTATAGTAAAAGTAGTCAAAGAGGATTTAATCTTGACGCATATGTCAATAACGGCGGTAATATTCCTTTCTAATATATGGCAATTTATAAAAAAACTAGTCCTTGGTACATAACCAAACAAAATACATTGTATTTGGAATTACTTACTCTAAGAAAAATTCCAACTTCGGATGATGATTTTAAATATGTCATTGAAAATCAATACAGACATCGTCCAGATCTATTGGCATTTGACCTTTATCAAGATGCAAAATTGTGGTGGGTATTTGCACAAAGAAATAGATCAATACTCAAAGATCCCATCTACGATTTTTCTCCTGGCACCACAATTTTCTGTCCAGCTAAAGCCAATATCAATGCTGCCTTATCAACCACCGCTGGAAGTTAAATATGGCGCTACCTAACATCCTAGAACAATTTGCCACATACAATTGTTTGTTTACATTTTCGTGTGCTAGCCCAGCACAGCTAAATTCTCAATCTTACCGCAGCGGCCCATTGCCAAATGTTATTGTATCAAGTGGTGGCGGCGATGGCGCTGCAAGAGTACAAACAGCCTACGGTGCTCCTGAATATTACATTGACAATGTTTCGATAACAAATTTTGTAGTTCCTACTAACGGCACAGGGTCAGGACCTTGGTCAAAACTTGAATTTGAAATATTTGAACCTTACAGTATGGGACTATTCCTTCAAAGCTGTCAGGCAGCGGCGGTAAATTCTGGATACAAGAGTTATCTTGATAATGCTGCCTATGTGTTGAGACTGGAATTTCAAGGATGGACAGGCCCTGGATCTAGTATGACTGTGGGTCCGTTTAATTGGTTAGTAAAACTAATGAATGCAAACTTCACAGTCAACGAAGCTGGCAGTACCTACAAGGTAGAATGCTTTCCTTATAATCATGTGGCATTATCTCAACAGATGAACAAAGTTTTTAACGACGTAAAACTTGTGGGCAAAAACAGCAATGAAGTGCTGGTTGATCATCCTGAATTCAGTTTAGTATCTTTTTTAAACAAGAGAGAAGATCAACTGAAAAAAGATAATAAAAAAACCTATGCGGACAGGTACAATGTTGAATTTGTAGGAGATAATCCTTATGGTCGAAAACCCGGCAATGACCTAGAGTTTACACCAGAAAGCCAAGGCGGAACTGAAAAACCCAAACGTGCCGGAGACATCTACGACGAAGCTAGCGGAAAAATCATTAGAGGAAAAATGTCTATCAATCCCAAAGAAAAGTCTCTGCAATTTAGTCAAGATACCAGTATCACAAACATCATTGATCAGGTGATTCTCAGCACTAGAGAAGCTAGAGATCGAGCAACTAAGGAAGATCTAATTGACAGCCAAGGTAGGGTAACTTGGTGGAAAACTAATGTCGATGTAAAACTATTAGAATTTGATCCCAAACTTAAAGATTTTGCCAAAGATATTACTTTTCGAGTGCAGCCCTATAAAATACATCACAGTGCTTACCTATCGCCAGAAGCCACAAGTAAAGGAATAGCAGCCTGTAAAAGTGCCGCACAAAAAGAATACAACTATATATACACAGGATTAAACACAGACATTATAAAATTCAATATTGAAATAAAAAATATGTTGTTTACAGCCATCGATCCCAACAAGGTTGAAGACTCAGGCGGCGTTGCTAATAATTCCACAAATACATCTGTGCCAGGCCCCACCATGACTAGCAAACAGGCAACAGGAGCCACAGGCCCATCAGTGGGAGGAAATGCTGCTTCTGCAAAATTTGACATGGCTACAGGAAATATTCCGTTTAAGGGTGGGTCGGGCCAAACCAGCACAGAACAAAAAATCGCCAATGAATTTTATATGGCCTATCTCAACAGTGTAGGAAATCAAATAAATCTAGATTTAGAAATTTTAGGCGATCCCTATTTCCTCCCTGAAGTTGGATACAGCAATTTTCACAGCGACAGTGATGATCAAGTAACTGAAAATGGAACCATGAATCATGAAGCCACAGATATTTGGGTGGTGGTAAATTTTAGAACTCCTGCAGATCCAGATGCCGGAGGCGCAGCAGCTGCCGATCCCGGCGGCTATTATTTTCCTGAGGGACAGAGTCCCAGCCCGTTTAGTGGATTGTTTAAGGTCACAAAAGTAGAAGCTAGATTTAAAAGCAATTTATTTACTCAGGTAGTGGCAGGTTTTAGAATTCCTGCTCAAGATCAAAGCGGCAGTGGAGATGTGTTCCCAACAAAGACAGATAAACCAGAACCAGATACTGGCACATACCTAAACAACCCGGGCGAATAATATGATTGAAAAAAGAGAAGACCAACGAGAAAATTCACAGGGTAGTCTCACCGGAGCTCCTTATTTGGCTAAAATTATAGGCCATGCAGATCTGTTGTTTCAAGGCGGCCTCGAAGTTGTGCTCATTAGAGATTCTGGAAATCAAGTAGGCAATGAAAGTCAAACCTATTTTGTAAAATATGCCAGTCCGTTTTATGGATGTACGCCTTTTGAGTTTACTGGACAAAATGTCACAGCAGATGATTCTCAGATGAGCTATGGATTCTGGGGCGTTCCGCCTGACACTGGTGTAACTGGCATTGTGCTGTTCATAGACGGAAAGCCAGATCAGGGATATTGGATAGGAAATGTCCAAGATAAATTTCAAAATCACATGGTACCCGCTATCGGCGGAACTACGGTATACAAAACAGACGAAGACTACAAGCAAGAAGAACATCCGCTGCCAGTAGTTGAACACAATAGAAAAGCCAATGAAGGCGACAAGAATTTAGAAATTGATAAAATACCTAGAGCCGTGCATCCTATTGCTAGACGATTTAAAATTCAGGGTCTAACTAGAGATGAAGTAAGAGGCACCAGTACTTCTACATCAAGACGAGATGTACCAAACATGGTGTTTGGCATGAGCAGTCCCGGGCCTGTAGACAGGAACGGTAAGAAAAAGTTTTTGGGAAATAGAGAAAGTCCTACTCCAAACCCAGTGCCGGTTCAAAGACTGGGCGGCACACATTTTGTCATGGATGACGGCGATGATAGATACTATAGAGAAACAAAACCCACTGACGGACCCCCTACCTATGTAAAAAATCCTGAAGGACTAAAAGATATTCCCTACAACGAACATTTTAGAATCAGGACCAGGACAGGACATCAATTGTTATTTCACAATTCTGAAGATTTAATTTACATTGGAAACAGTAGAGGCACAGCCTGGATTGAATTTACCAGCGACGGTAAAATTGATATCTATGCCGAAGACAGTATTAACATCAGAACCAAGCAAGATTTTAATTTTGTTGCTGATCGTGATATTAATATGGAAGCGGGCCGTAATTTTAATATCAAAGTAAACGGAGAAATGCACACTCACGTGATACAAGATCATATTTTAATTGTAGATGCCGATCAAAAAATACATATTAAATCAGCTTTAGATGAAACAATTGGCGCCGGCCATAAAATGACAGTTACTGGGGACAGTAATATTAATGTTAGCGGCAGTATCAAGAACACTTCAGGTGGATCTAACGAAACAAAAGCTGGCGGCAATATTGTAGAAACTGCCCCCCAGATTCATATGAACGGTCCAGCAGCGGCAACGGCAGAATCGGCAGTATTACCAAAAATATTAAAGACTCACAGCCTTCCTGATCTTCCAGCACCCAACGAAGATGATGTAGACAAAACAGTTATAGTAAGAAGAATGCCCACAGCTGAACCGTATCCCTTTCACGAAAATCTAGACGCCACAAAAGTCAAACCAGATCTAACAGATCGGGACGTTGATGGTCGTTACGAAGGTGAAAGTACCAGTATGCGAACACCACCCGGTGATTGGCGCAAATACAAAAAACCAAGCGACACTCCTTTCTAAGGAAATAAATTATGGCAAAAATATACACCAACAAAGTCATTGCAAAAAACAAAGCCAGTATAGGGAATGCAAATTCTGGCAACTTTCGATACAGAGGATTTAGTTCTAAAGAATTTAAACGAAACTACAAGTTATACGATGCAGAATTGATCAAACAGGATATTATCAATCATTTCTATATCAGAAAAGGTGAAAAACTAGAAAATCCCAAATTTGGAACAATTATCTGGGATACACTATTTGAAAATTTTACCCCAGAAATAAAATCAGCAATTGCCAAAGATGTTGAAGAAATTATTAATTTTGACAAACGTGTGAAAGTAAACTCTGTGTCCATAGACAGTACACAACAAGGCATACGCATAGAAGCAGAAATAGTGATACTGCCATTTGATATCACCGATACACTGCGTTTGAATTTTGATAGAGATAACACAATAACATAAAATGCGCATTTTATTTTTACGATAAATATCAGTATAGGGAAAGAAAATGACCACTACGTCTCGACAGAACAATTTAATTTTAAACCAGGACTGGAAAAGAATTTATCAGACCTTTAAAAATGCTGACTTTAAAAGCTATGATTTTGAAAATCTGCGTAGAGTTATTATTACCTATCTTCGTGAAAATTACCCAGAAGATTTCAACGATTACATCGAAAGTTCAGAATATCTAGCACTGATAGATGCAGTAGCATTTTTAGGACAGAGTCTAGCCTTCCGTACTGACCTAGCCAGCAGAGAAAACTTTTTAGAACTAGCTGAAACCAAAGAATCTGTGCTGAGACTATCACGCCTGATTTCTTACAACAGTAGAAGAAACATTCCTGCACAAGGCCTAATTAAATTTGACACAGTATCTACCACAGAAGGTGTACTAGACAGCAATAACAAGAATCTTGCCAGCCAAACAATTATTTGGAATGATCCTACCAATTCAAATTGGATTGAACAATTTCTTCTTGTTATAAATTCTGCAATGGCAGACAACACTGAATTCGGCCGTAGTCAAGGTACAGACACAATTCAAGGCATTGATTCACAGCAGTATAGATTTAGATCCAACTTTACAGATGTGCCAATTTTCAACTTTGAAAAAATAGTGGCCAGCAGAAAGATGCCGTTTGAATTGGTAAGTACCAGTTTTATCGGCGCCGAAGATTATTATGAAGAACCGCCTATACCAGGCAGCCAATTGGGATTTATCTATAGACAAGACGGCAAAGGCAGTGCCAGTGCTAACACTGGATTCTTTATGTTGTTAAAACAAGGCAGTCTGGAATTAACTGATTTCAGCATTGATGTTCCTACTACCAACGAAGTGGTGTCTGTTGATGTCACAGGAATAAATGATTCAGATGTTTGGTTGTTTGCCACAAATTCAGACGGCACACAGGCATCCGAATGGACCAAAGTCAGCAGCATCACAGGCAGCAACATTGCCTACAACAGTATCAATTCAAACATAAGAAATATCTATAGTGTGATTACCAAAGAAGATGACAAAATTGATTTGGTATTTGCAGATGGTACCTATGGCAACTTACCCCAAGGCGCTTTCAAAGCCTATTATAGAGTCAGCAACGGTCTTAGCTACACAGTGAGTCCTGCTGAAATGCGAGCAATTAATATCTCTGTGCCTTATATAAACAAAGCAGGCGTGAGACACGACCTACTGATCAGCTGTAGTTTAAAATATACCATTAGCACAGCAACAGCTTCTGAAGACATCGACAGTATCAAAGCTCGTGCTCCTGCAATTTATTACACACAGAATCGCATGATCACCGGAGAAGATTATAATCTAGCCCCATTGTCCAGCAGTCAAGATATTTTAAAAGTCAAGGCCATCAATCGAACCAGCAGCGGCATCAGTAGAAATTTTGACGTGATTGATGCCAGCGGAAAATACTCAAGTGTAAATGTCTTTGCTGACGATGGTGTGATATACAAAGAACAAACAGAAAGAACAGAGTCTTTCAAGTATACCAATAGAATTGATATTATAAATTATATTAGAAACAACATAGAACCCCTGTTGACCAACACAGATGTTTATAATTTTTATCTTACAAATTTCACAAAAATACAATTTACAGATTCAAACACACTTTGGGCACAGACTACCAACGATGTAAATTCATCCACAGGATATTTTATCAACAACATAGATCAGTCATTGTTCAAGGTTGGTACATACACCACTAACTCTTTGAAATATGTGTTTGCAGGGGCACTGATTAAATTTGAACCTCCTGCCGGCAAGGCCTTTAAAAAGGGCGCAATTGTCAACGTCAGTGCCGCAGATGTAGAACAGACAGATAGAATCTGGGTCAAAGTTGTTAAAATTACAGGAGATGGAACCAATGCCGGCCGCGGAGCACTGGCCAACGGACTTGGTCCTATAGTGCTTAATGATGTTGTACCTACGGGGGCAATTGCAACACGCATTGTTCCTAGATTCATCAACAACCTGCCAACTGCTCTAGAAAATGAAATGACCAATCTCATCAGTTTGAATGTAAATTTTGGTCTACGTTATGAATCCATAGAAAGTTCTTGGAAAATTATTACCTCGGCAAATATTGATCTATTAAATGATTTTAGTCTAGGTCGTGCCGGAGACACCACTAACAGTAATTTAGACACAGCTTGGATTATAGCGTTTGTAAGACAGGCAGATAGTTACAATGTAAGAATCAGAGGACTAGATTACATTTTTAGAAGTCTAGAACAAAACAGATTTTATTTTGATGTAAATCAAAAAACCTTTGATAGAAAAACTGGAAAAACAGTCAAAGACAAAGTCAACATTCTTGGAATAAATCCCGATAATGGTTTAATAAACGCTTTAAAAAATGATAAAACATTTGAAGTCAGTGATGTAATCAAATTTGAAGATAGTTATCAAAGTGCCAATGAAATAAAACTATCATTTGCTGATAGTGACGATGATGGTGTCATTGACAATCCCGATTCATTCGAACAAATAGTTGGTCAAGATCTAGATCTAAAATACTTGTTTTTTTACAAAACTACAGATGTTTCTGGTTATACAACCTACTCTTATGTTGATAACATCAATGACACTATCCTAATTAGACAAACTGAAAGTAATATCATTATTTCTGATTATGTCAACGGACAACTAATTTATTTTTATGCCAGTAATGAAAACAGAATAAAGCGTGTTGATCTAGGCACTAACACATTGATAATCGAATCTGATTACAAAGCAGTGATAGGTCGAGCTGACCTCAAATTTCAATATATTCACAATGCCAACATTGATCGAAGAATAGATCCTAGTGTAAGTAATATAATGGATATTTTTCTTTTAACAAGAACCTACGATACTGAATTTAGAAAGTATATATCGGGCGCTATAAGCCAACCCGAAGTTCCGACCAGTGACGCATTGAGAATAGCATTTGGTAAACAGTTGAATTTAATTAAATCTATTAGTGATGAATTAATCTATCATCCTGTGAATTACAAAATTTTATTTGGAAGCACGGCAGATCCTAAACTTCAAGCACAATTTAAAGTAGTTAAAAATCCCTATAAAACAATCAACGACAATGATCTAAAGGTAAGAATAGTCTCAGCAATCAACAGTTTCTTTGATATCAATAATTGGGATTTTGGAGACAGATTTTATCTAGGAGAATTAATTACATACATCACTAATGAAGTTGCCCCGGATGTTAGTAATCTTGTGATTGTACCCAGACAACCAGACCAAGCATTTGGTAGCTTATTTGAAATACAAAGTCAACCAGAAGAAATTTTTATCAGCGGTGCAACAGTGGATGATATAATGATTGTTACAGCAATTACCGCAGTCGAAATACGTGCAGAAGTGGCATCTATAGTAAACTCAACACAATAAGATTATGGCAAAAGATATTTTCCCTCAAAGTCAGTTACCGATTCGCAGAACTGTAGAACTTCTACCAGAAGTCTTTCAAACTGAAACCAATGCAAAATTTATGTCTGCAGTGGTTGATCCATTGGTTCAACCTGGTACACTATCTAAAACAGTTGGCTATGTGGGTCGTAGATATGGTAAAACTTATAATGGTTCAGACGTATATCTAGACACAGATACTACTCTTAGAAGTAGATACCAATTAGAACCTGGCGTCACAATCAAAGAAAAAGACAAAGTAGAAAATTTTTATGACTACATTGATTTTAAAAATCAATTGAAGTTTTTTGGTAATAATCTAGAAAGAGATGATCTGATCACAGATCAAGATCACTATTCTTGGAATCCTCCTATAGATTGGGACAAGTTTGTTAATTTCCGCGAATACTATTGGGTACCAGATGGTCCGCCGCCTATTACTATATTTGGTCAAAGGCAGACCATAACCAGCACTTATAGAGTGCGATTAGGAGTAGGATCATCTTGGATATTCTTCCCAGACGGACTCACATTGAATCCCTCCCTCACACTCTACAGGGGACAAACATACAAGTTTCAGGTCAATGCACCAGGTGAAGGATTTGTTATTAAAACTGCCTATGATACTGGGTCATTGATTTACAAACCGTATCTACCATATCAACAAGGTCAATTTGCTGTGTTTAACAACAAGTTATGGAAAGCCAAAACTTTTATTGCAGTCACTGACGGCAGTACCATAGATGAAGACAGCCAGGATTGGGAATATGTTGAAGCTGCCAGCCAGGCCACTGCATTGGACTATAATACAGGAATCACTGGTCAAGGAGCCACCAACAGCACCTTGACTTTTACTGTGCCATTCGATGCACCCGATGTGTTGTTTTACCAAAGTGCTACAGACATCAATAGATTTGGTAGATTTTTAATTGCAGACATTGAATCAAACACCAAAATAGATATTACTAATGAAGTTGTTGGCAAAGCCACATATGTCAGCAGTAATAATATTACATTCACCAACGGTATGAAAGTTAGATTTTC